ATTTTTTCCTGATGTAGTATCTGCATCAACACCTCCTGCATGAGCAGATTTATGAACAAAGCTTAATACAAACTCTGCATTTTCTAAAGATGTAAAATCTATTTCTCCAGTTTCATAATTTATTCTACCTGTTCCTGCTCCAATAAGATTTCCTTGACCATCATCATACATAAAAGCACCTTTATTTGGATGAGATTGATATGTGTTTCTATCGTAAAGAACATCATCTGCAAGTCTTGCTGCTACAGCACCTTCTACGTTAGCAACTGCAGGTATTCTTCCTACTCCCCAAATATCAGTATCTCCACCACTAGAATCGCTTAAAGCTATTGCAGATGTTGATAAATGTTGCCCTGAAGTAAATCTTACATCTCCATTTACGATGCTAACCGAAACTCTTTTCCCAAATAAGTTAGAACCTGCTGTATAGAACTGTGTATTAAAAACATCTTGTATTTTACTTAATAGTCCGTTTTTTCCTCCAAAGTTTGTATTACTAGAATCTGTAGTAACATCTAAATCATAAGCACTTCCACCATCTACAGAAATTTGGAATTGATAAGTAGTTGAAGCTGCTAACCCTGTATTTGTATTTGCTGTTATGCCAGATAATCCTAACTCTTGATAGCCTGCATTGTAAAATTTAATAGCGACAGAACCTGCTTGTATTCCATCAGATATTGCATCTCCTGTTCTTCCATATCCAAAAAAGTTTTTTGCTCTAAATTTACCGTTTTTGTTTGTTTGAGATACAGAATATTTATCAAAGTCATTATACATATTAAAGAATGGCAGTTCAACAGCTACTCCATCTGCCTGAGTTGCAGCAGTAGAACCAAACAAACCTCTTTTAACTGTAAGTGTGCTATTGGCTAAGTCTGCACCTGTTCCAACAGCAGTAACTTCCATTATTTCATTTCCACACCTAATTAAATCTCCTACCTTAAAATATTTTGAATGACCATTTTCTAAATTTACTGTAGTGTGTTCATCATCAGAACCCATAGTAGCAGATGTGGCATGGTCTATATTTGCACCTGTATCTGCTTTCATAGAGGCTGCAGGTGCTGTATTATCTACAGTAGTAGCATTTGCTGCTGAAGCATCTGCATTATATCCAATTAATCTACCATGAGGAAGATAAAAGAAATCTCCTGCAGGTAATATCATAGTAGCATACCTTAAATTGGTAGAGCCACCCCCTGTATCAACTGCATTAGCATCATCTACATTTGAATTATTTTTCCATTCTTGATATACAAATTGTACTTCTGCAGCTACATCTCCTGTATTATATATACAAAAAGCTTTTATAGATTCAACGGTAGCAGGTGCTTTTGTTCCACTTACTGATAATAGATTGATAAATCCATCAGTATTATCTACCTCTTGAGTATTTTCAAAAACCTGATTGTATGATTTGCTTTTTGAAAAGGTATTGTTCCCTAAACTTAAATTTACATTTACATTTGCCATTCTAACTCCTTTATCTTAAATGATATTTTATATTTACTTGCAGAGTCATATCATCTGTATCTGAGGCTTCAGCAAATAAAACTATAGCCTTTCCACTCCCTATGTCTGCTGTATTAATTGTTAAAGTTCCACTTGAAATTCTATCTGCTCCTGAAGTAACTGCACTTAAACTTCCTGCACTTGAGCCTGTTTGTCCTATAACTGCTCCGTTTGTTAAATCTCCTGCTGTTGACCCTGCTCCTGCAACAATATCATAAGACATTATATGAATATTAACAGTTGAAGCAGCATCAGAAGCTATTATATATTGGACTGAATCTAATGTTATATTTTGCTGTAAAATCCATAATGACGGAACAAGTTCCTTAGCATCACTTGATATTGTTAAAGATGTAGCAGGATTTGTTCCAGTTCCTCCCCATGCAGAGTTATTTACTTCTCCATCAAAATCTGCATCTGAAGCACTTGTAATCATTGGTGCTGTAGTTAAATTATGATGCTCACCTGCAGTTGGACTAAAATCCCAAAGACCAAACGATTTAAATTGTGTATTTAAAGTATGTTGTCCTATTCCTGCTTTTACTAAATCATTAGTAGAATCAACAGTAACTAAAGCATTTCCATCTTTATCGTATATAACAGTATTTGTTGTTGAATCAGTATCAGGTTGAACTTTTAAGTTTTGAGTAGATAGATATAATGATGTTTTGTCTCCATCTCCACAAGTAATCTGCTTTATACTAGTAGAAATTCCAGAGTTACTATTTTCTGTATGCAGAATATCTTTATAAACCTCTTTTAATGATTTGCCTGTAAAACTCATTATTTACCTTCCTTTTTATCCTCTTTTTTTTCTTCAGAATCTTTTATAAGTTCTTGAATTTGTTTTATTTTTCCAACCTGCATTACATACTCTTGCTCTAGCATTTTTAGTCTTTCCATAGCTTCTTTTAACTTTTCATTTAACTTCATTAAGATTCCTTTATTTTTTTGTTATAATATACCACAATTAAATCTTTACCATAAATCAAGACACATCCATTACGATTGTTGTATGGCAATTAAAGCTACTGCCATCTGTTCCTGATGTTCTTCTAAGAGTTACAAATAAAAAATCCCCTTGTGTTAAAGCTGTAGCATTAAAAGATGTTGTCTCTTTAAACATCAATCTACTAGCTGTGTCAAAATCAAAATCTATTTTTGCTAAATTGTCTATTGCCACATTTGTTGTTGAAGCAAGTTGTGTGTCTAGTGATAAATCGCTTATACTAGCAATCCACACCCCAACCTCTATATCACTATCAGCAGAAGCTCCTGTTGATTCAACGTGAGTTATAACTTTTGTTATACTTCCTGAAAATGGTATTCTTTTAGCATATCTAGTAACTCTCCATATATCACTATGCTCTGTATCATTGTAATCTGTAATGCCTGTATTTATTGAGCTTGATACACTAAAATCGTCAATATGAGTATTTGAATAAAATGTATTTGTGCTTGCCAAATTAGCATTATAATAACCAAAGTCAAAACTAAACTTCTGCACTATGCTAGAGCCATTTGTTATTTGCACATCATTTCCTGCATCATTTGTAAAATACAAATTATTAGGTGTATCATCTTTTACCCATAATTGCCCAAATCCTGCTGCATCACTATGTGCTGCTGAGCCTTCTGATAAATTTAAAGAACTTTGCCTAAAATAAGCTCTAGTAGTGCCATCTGATTTTAAATACCATATAGCACTATCAGAATCTAAAGAAACATACCTACCTGCATCTACATTAAAATCTCTAAAACTATCCATAACAATATCAGTTGAATCTGTTTCTATTTCTAAACTACCTGCAAGAATTTTATCTAGTGATAATATTGTTAAATCTCCACTAGAATAGGATACATCTGATAAATCATTTAATACTGAAGCACCACCACCTGCTGCAGATGTTCCACTTGTTAATTGTATATCATCTCCTGCATCTGTCGTAAAGTACAATTCATTAGGTGTTGCAGTTTTAACCCATAGCTGACCATATCCTGCTGTATCTGCACTTGCATCAGCTTGTTCTGCTATTTTAAAAGTTCCTACCAAACTTGTAACTCCTGAATCTACAGTTTCATCAAGAGAAAGCATTTTATCTCCACCTACATATATGTCTAGCACATCATCAGATGATTCGGTTATATATGTGCTAAGAATCGTGTCCATATCAAACACAATCTTGTTGCCTTGATTTACTCCTGCAAAAGCAGCACTTGAAAATTCTCTCATTTCAAATACATGTATATTGCCTACAGTAAAGGTTAATACATCATCAGCACTTTCCCTTACGTTTGTGTGCCCACCACCGTCAAATGATAAATATTTTGCTGCAGGTATATTTATACCAGTTGAGTCTATATTAGCCATTTCAACGTTTAAGGCTGTAGAAAATATTAATCTATCATCTGTGGCATTGCTTATATATTCTCCATTTTCAAGAATTAACTTTCCTGCCTCTACTACAACATTTCCATCATCTTTTATTGAAAGTAGCTTTACATTATCTCCGTAAAACTCAAATACATCAGACGTTGTTCTTGTCAAATAACTATCACTATCCATTCCTTCAAAATACAATTTAAACCCTTCATCTATAGATAAATGAGAACCAAATGTAGTGATTTTATCATCATCTTGAATTCCTAACCCTACTCTTTCTTTTAATTTTAAAAGGGTTACACCTCCTACAGTAAAGTGCATTTCATCATCTTCAACATGAATAGATGAGTTTCCTGATTGAAATCCTGCCATTTCACTCTCAGAGTCAAACCTTAATCTAAATCCTTCATCAATATTAAGATTTCCATTATTTATATTAACATCTCCTTTAATTCTGTCTGCTAATAAATTACCTGAAATCCTTAAAGAATCACTTGAAAGCTCTAATGCTGTATTTTTACCACCTATTTGAAGTGGCTTAAAAGAATCTTCTAAATTCTCATCTTCTCTTAAAGTAATTGCATTTTTTCTTTTTGGCTCAAACGAACCATCTGCAATAGAGTGTAATTGTGGAAGACGAGCTCTTGGCATTACTTACCTTTTATTTTATCAAATATAGGTTTTATAATCATGTCAAAAATCATATCATCATACTTAGTTGGGCTTAATTTAATAGCTTTTTCAATCACATAAAAAATTAACAATGCCCATTCCCAGTTTGCTGTTATCCATTCCATCATGTTATTTCTCCTTTTTTTCTAATTTTTTTAATCTACGTTCTAAATTTTTAATAGGAGGATGAGAATCTTTTCTTAATTTCTCTACCTCTACTTTCAATATAGCATTATCTTTTTCAAGCTCTTCTATGTACCTACCATATTTATTAAGATTTTTTTTAACTTGTTTCATTTGAATATCAAGCTCATTATCTTGTTCAACATATTTTTGCAATTTATTTAATTTATGCTTGGTTGCTATTTTTTTAATAACAACCTCAATAACTTTTTTTGCAATCATTGCTTGTATCATGCTAATACTCCTACTAGGCTAACTGCTATGGTTAGCACCGTTGCTATTGTAATTCCTACTGCTTTGTGAGCAGATAAACTATTTTCTGCAGTTCTTAACCTTCCATTTAATTTTTCTAAATGAACTACTGCCAAATCAACTCTTTCTTTAATATGTTCTATGTCTCCAGACATTCTGGTTAAATGCACAGTAATATCTGTTTCAAAATTTTTAGTATTTTTTGTTTTCATTACGTTCCTGCATTCTCATAAATTTATCCTTTAAACCATTTCCACTTAATTCAGCTATTATAGTAACGAGTGTTTTAAAGCTATTTTCTATGCCTTTTTGCTCTAATTGTTGTTTTTTAGAGTTGTCTATCAACTTGATAATAATTCCTTCAACACGAGTAAAAGACTCTCTAAGTTCTTTTTGCAACTCATCTTGTATAAATTTGTTTTGTTTTTGTATAAATAGCCAAAATGCTACAGCTACAACAAGAGGAACACCATATCTTTCCAGAAGTGTCATTAAATCCATTTTAATTCCCCATTAAAAGATTATAAATAAATACAACAATAAAAACACACAAACTTAATAAACCACCCCATATAGCCATCATAATCCAAATTAAAACTATTTGGTCGAATGTACTTAACCTTTTATTACTTCTCCCCATAAACATGTTTTTCCATTTATGATTTGTATTATATGAACTGTAAATAAACCTCTTTCAAAAAAATCTACTATAGCAAAAGCATGTGCCCAGTTTACATCTCTGTATTGAAGCCAGTCATTTGCTTTAGGACTCATATCTTTTAAACATCCTATACTCCAAGCAGACTTTGCTCCATCATGATGAGTAACTGAATGTTGTTGTAAATCATGCCAATGACCATACATAACATTGCAACCTTTTTTTCTTAAATGGTTAGCAGCATGATACTGTCCACCAAATTGATGTCCATGATAAAAAAATAATTTACCTAACTTTAAAAACTTACCCATAGGATAATAAGTATATCCTCTATCAGCAAGATTAACTGCATTTTTAAATTTATATTGAGGGATGTAAGGATACTTCTCAACTGCCATATTAAGCCAATTATCATGATTTCCCTCTGTTATATATTTTTCCTTACAATTTGCTTTATCTAAAGATTCATCAACCATGTCCATTCCACAGTTAACATCTTTTACGTCTTGTTCAAAATCTTCTATTAAATATTCTAAAGGTGGAGCTTTTCTTCTTTTAAATTTCCAAGCTGAAAAAGCATTCCACTCTCCAACATCTCCTAAATCTACATAAGCATCAGGCTTGACTATTTCTATAGTCTTTTTTAAAACATTAATTGCTTTTTGGTCATGTAGAGGAAAATGTTTATCAGGTGTAACGACAACTCTTTTAATAACTCCAAAGTCGTTATTTGCCATATATTACCTCTATATTATTTGTGATAAGTTAACTAATTTTTACGAAAAATAAAAATCAGCTAATTGAACGTATTATGTCGCTAAGTTGGTTAGCACGATTAGGAGTTTGTTTTGCCCATAATGAATCAAGCATTTCATCTGCAGCCTCTTCGTACTGTTGTGTTTCTAGATAATAAATAGTTTTTTTAAATTTTGAAAAACCTCTTAATCCTATTTGATAACACATGTTAACAACAACACCTTTTGCTTTGTCATCTATTTCTTTAAACCATGCAAAAGCAATGTGTATTCTTTCTAGTAAAATAAAAAGTTTTTTCATTAATATTAAATCAGCAACATCTTCGTCTATAATTAAATCTTTTATCGCAAATCCATATCCTATAGTATCATATCCTTCTGTGCATTTATATACTTTAGGTTTAAATCCTTCATGGATTTTTATATCTTTCATTATTTCTTTTAATTCTTGGTTCATTACTTTTTATTTTTTTTAGATTTCTTTTTAGTTGGCTTTAACTCTTTCCAGCCAATTTCTTTTAATCTTTTAATGTAATCTTTATCGTTAGCATCAACTTCTTTGGTTAGCACTGTTCCATTAGCTTTTGTAATTTCAAATTTCATATTTTCTCCATAATTAAAAAGGGAGCAGTTGCCCACTCCCTTTTATTTTATTTATTGTTTACTTATTAAGCATCACAAAGTGCAAAAACTGTTTTGTTTGTAGAGTTGTCTCCAACTATTGCACAACCATAAACAGAATCAGCAACAAATTGTGTTGATAATGTAGTTAAACTATAATCGCTTTGTACTCTTGCTTTCATACCTTTTGCATAAGCAATTTTAATAGCATCTTTTCTAATTAAGAAACCTGCTAATTGGTCTGATTCATCAGTAGTACCGTCTGCTTTATTGAAAACAGGAGCTGTTAAGTAAGCACTATTATCTTTATTTCTAAAGTTATTAGATACTACAACATCTACACCACCTAATTTTCCAACATAACCACTTACTCTTGGCAACTCTGAACCTAATGAATTTCCAATAACATCATATCTTGCAAAGTCATCAAGTTTAAATAAGCTAGCATAAGTAGCAGGACATAATACAGCAACGAAGTCTTCTAAGTCAGCATCAGATTCATATACAGCTTGTATCATTGCAGCAACACCATCTTTAGTAATAGTATATGCTCCACCTGTTGTAAATGAAATATTATTTCCTGAACCTGCTCCATCATCAGTTCCGTCTGTATAATTAAATCCAACGTGATTTAATAGTTTATACATAATATAAGCTTCAATATGTTTACCCAAAGCATATCCTAATTTTTGAGTGTACATATTCATAAAGTCATATTCACTTGCTCCTTGAGCCATAACCAAGTCTGCTATTGCAACTGCTGCATAAGCTGATTGATTAACGATTAATTGATACTCGCCACCTGCTGTAGTTGTATCATCAAATGAAATTGCAGTTGCTTGCAATGCTTCTACATTACCACCGTAAAGGTCTGCTGCTGCTATTTCATCATGTTTTGGTAAGTGAATTAAATCCCCACCATTTGCTACCATTGCAGATAAATCTTGTGCTAAACTTCCAACAACAAGTTTTTTCTCCATGTAGTCCATTATTGCTTCTCCCCATATTTCAGGTACAAATTTTTGCAATCCTGCATCAACAGCAGAATCTTGCAAACCACCTGTTAAATACGGTTTAGTGTTTGGTGCTAAAGCCATTTTTTCTCCTTTATACCTCTATCTTTTTGCAACAGAGCTTTCATAATGAGCCCTTCTTTCATCTTCAGTCATATCTTTCCACTTTTTATTCATAGATGGATTTTTACTCCTGCCGATAACCTCTGGTGCATTTGTTTTGGTATTATTAATTTTATTAGTTACATAGGTTAAAGTATCTAAGTCTAAGGTAGATAGATACTCCCTTTCATCTTCAGGATGCTGCTCAATCAAACTAGCTCTAGTAGCTTCTTCATATTTATTCCATTTGTCAGCAGTTTCAGTAAGTGAATCGATTTTAGAAGATGCCTGTTCATATAAGGTTTTAAAATCTTCTTTTTCTTTTAACTTAGCTTCTTCTTGCTTGGCAAATTTCTTTTTTAAAGATTCTACTTCAGCCTCAGCAGCCTGAGCTCTTTCTCTATACTTTTTGCTTTCTGCAATATACTGCCCAACCGAGCTATCTTGAGCATTTTCTTTAGCAGGACTTTCACTAACTGTTTCTGTCGTTGCTTGTGTGTTCTCTTCGGACATACTGTCCTCCATAATTTGTGAATGTGTTTTAAATATGCACTTTTTTGCATATTTTAAGTATATAACTTAAATTAAGTTTAGAAATAAAGCAAATTTTTGGCAGATACACAAAGCATATATAAAGAAAAGTGGTTTGAGTTTATGAACTACAAGCCACACAATGGTCAGAAAAAGCTTCATTACCCAACCAAAAAAAGTGCAAGATTTTTTGTAATGGTTTGTGGCAGAAGGTTTGGAAAGACTACAGCTTCTGCTATGGAAGCAACTTATTATGCATCACAGCCTAATAAAAGAATTTGGCTAGTTGGTTTATCATACGATAAAGCAGATTTGATGTTTAGGGAAATATGGCAACTTATGGTTGTTGGCAGAGCAAATGACATAGTAAGAGCATCAGAAAAAGAAAGATATATAAAATTTAAATGGGGAACTGTAGTTGAAGCTAAATCTGCAGACAACCCTGACTCTTTAGTTGGAGAAGGTTTAGACCTTCTTATAATTGATGAAGCAGCTAAAGTTAAAAGAAGAATTTGGGATATGTATTTATCTCCAACATTATCAGACCGAAAAGGAAAAGCTATATTCATTACAACTCCTGAAGGTTTTAATTGGATATACGATTTATTTCTTTTAGGTAAAGAAGATGAGCTATGGGAGTCTCATCAAGCACCATCTTGGGATAATCATTTTGCTTTTCCAGATGCTAAAAAAGACCCATTTATAGTTGAAAGAAAAAGAAATATGTCAAAAGAGGTTTTTGACCAAGAGTATGGTGCTAAGTTTACATCTTTTGCAGGTAGAGTATATCCTTTTGAAAGGGAGTTAGATGTAGGTAATTATTCTTACAATCCTAACTTTCCAACATATTGCAGTATTGACTTTGGATATAGAATGCCTGCTGTAGGATGGTTTCAAATATATAGAGTAGGTGGATTATGGCATATAAATATGATAGATGAAATAATACATAAAACTAATATTAAAACAGACGAGCTTGCTTTAAAAATTAAAGCAAAACCATATAATGTCCTTAAATATTACGGAGACCCTGCAGGTATGCAAGCTCAAGGTCAATCTGGTTTAGGCGACATAGAAATATTTAAAAGAAAAGGTATTTACATTCATACTAAAAGAGATAAAACATCAAGGAGTATTGCTTCAGGCATATCTCATGTAAGAGGTTTTATTGAAAATGCCGAAAGTCAAAGATTTTTTCATGTAGATAAAAAATGCATAGGTATTATGGAAGATTTAGAAAATTACAGATACCCTGAAGCAAAAGAAGGTCAACATTTAAAACAAGAGCCATTAAAAGATGGCTATTCAGACCATGGATGTGATATGATAAGATATTTTTTTATAAACCAGTTTCCAATTAAACAAAGAGAATTTAAAGTGAGGACAAGATGACAAACATTACAGTCGAAGAAATTATAAAGCAGTCAGTAGCCGATGCTAAGGAATTAAATCAAAAACAAAGAAGAGAATGGGTTAGGAGAATGCTTGACTACTATGGTGGCAATGGAACTAACCAGTATATTGAAGATTATTTTTCAGCAGATGCCTTTAGAGAGATACCTTCATACAATGCTAACTTTACAAGAAGATTTATAAACAAAATGAGCAGAATATATACAGTTGGTGCTAACCGAAATGTTAGCAAGCAGTATGATTCGCTAACAATAAAGAAAAATGCAAGAATGAAGCACGTTGAACGTATGACTCGTTTAATGGGCACAGTTGCTACACAGGTTATATATAAAGAAGTAAATGGAATGCCTTATTTTGATTATAGACCTGTATATTATTTTGATGTACACTTAAAAGATGCTTACACACCTGCAGCTAT